GTCCCGAGGTCAGCGGTCAGGTCCAGGACCTCGTCGGTTGTACCGACCACCTGGGTCTGCTGCCCCATGTCGGTGCCGGTCATGTTTGCCACCGCGCTATAGGACAGTGAGTTGATAACGGCGCCGCCCTTGGAGGCGTACAGCCGTGCGGACATCTCGACTTCGTTCGCCATAGTGTTGGTGGGTTAAACTTCGCAGAAGGTGGCTTGGATGGTCACCACGGCGGTGTTGGCCAGGAGATAGAGCGTGGCGCTGACGTAGGGTATCAGCATCGTCTCTCCGGCCGGAATCCGCATTGTGTAGGTGCCGCTGACGAATCCCAGCTCGATGTAGTTGGTGCTGTCCAAGTTAGATATCAGGAGCTTGTAGGGGCTGGTAACGTCGACCGGGACATCGAGGGCTTCGACGGTCAGACCGATTACCTGGGTCTGGCTGCCCATGTCGGTGCCGACCATAGTGGCCGACTTGGTGTAGGTTACGCTCGGGAGGTAAGCGCCGTTTTTAGAGGCGTACAACCGGGCCGTCATTTGGATTTCGTCTGCCATAGTGTTATTGTGTAGGTGTTAGAAGAACGGATAAATGAGTGTGTCGTAAGGGGCGAAAGTCCATGCGATGATCTGCTCAACCTGGTTTGTTTTGGTTATCAGGCTGGTCGAGTAGTTTGTCTGCTTCCAGCCCCATACCGTGCCGTAAGGAGCCAAGACTGCTCCCGTGACGGTATCTTTGGGAATTTTGGGGAGCATTTGTTGCACAGAAAACGGTAGCTGCCAATTCAGAGCGAACGATTCCGGCAGGTAGACAGGCGGGACTCCGCTGGGAACTTGAGGCAGGCCCATGTTGCCGCTGAAGGTGGCTATCCTGGTCAGGCTGACTCGGGCAATGGGGAACGTATCTTGGCCGCGATAAAGCATCTGCCAGACTTTGTTGGCCAACGGATAACGCGCTGGGTCTGCAAGGTTAGTGTCTCTCTGAGATAGAACCTCGCCGTTCTTTGCTGCTGTCTCAATTACCAGCTTGTAGAGGTTTGGATTGCCTGTGGAGTTAGCCTCCTTGTCGACTGCCGGCAAAGCAAACACCGACACATCGAGGTAGTCGGTGCGGAACTCGTAGCGGATGTCGGCTATTTCTCCCGGTGGTGGTGCCGACTGTTCTTGTATCGGTGTACCTGGATCAAACGTGGTGCCACCAATGGTAACCGTGGCTTCGGAGTAAGGACCATCCTCCCGGATGCTGTACTTGGCTCCCAAGGCTACCCAATCTGCCGAGGCTGTCCGAAGGGTGTTCTTGTCGCCTCGGAAAACCAATTGAACGACCCGGCCCGTGCCGTTGTTTTCGTAGGCACGGCTTACCTCGATGTATTCGAGGTTGTTTGGGTTTGGGATGCCTTGGATTGTTGCCATATTATTCGACGGCCTGAGCTGTTCTGCCGGTGTTTACTCGAACTGCACGGGTCTCGTTGGTCTGGATCTTAATCTGGCCCACAAGAGTGTTTACCCAGCCAGGAGCGGCGGCCTCGCTGAACATTGAGGTCTCGCGTTTTGCCCTGCTGTCTATGGTCCCAATGGTTCCGCGTTGGATTGGTAATGCGTCAAAACTTCTGTTTGCATCTTCAGGCGAAGCAAAGGCTTCTTGAAAGCTGGCTTTCACAATTGATCCCTTGCCTCCAAGTGTTTGAAAAAAGCCGAGCAAGCCATCCTCCATCGTTTGAGCATCTTTAGCGGCACGCTCGACTGCGTCTGCAAAGAAGTTTATTTCAGGCACTGCTGACAGAATGATTGTGCGTTTTATCTCATCCACGCGATCAGCCAATTTTCCAATAGAATCAATTTGATCTTTTGTAATTAGATTGATTGGTCCAAGTTCTTTGATTTTAGCTATAGCACCGGCAGCCTTGAATGCCTTCTCTCCAAGGATGGCTATCATGGCCGCCTGAGTCTGGGCGCTGCTTCCGGCGTCCTTGTGCGCCTGGCCCATCCGCGAAATAAGGTCGATGTTTGACAGGCTCTTGTCGTTTAGTTCAGCGACGGAAAAGCCAAGTGTCTGAAAGTATTCCCGGGCTTTGCCCCCCTCCTCAATAGCCTTGAGGCGCTCCTGGCTGACCGCTGTGATTGACTTAGCCATGGCCTCGAAGGAAACACCCGTCTGACCTGCCAGCACCTGGAGGCGCTGCACGTCGTCGGTGCTGATGTTGAGTTGTTCGGATAGATCACCGATAGCGTCGACTGTCTCAACCACCTTGGAAGCAAAGGCTCCAATAGCAGCAACAGATAGAGCCGCGCCTAGCTGGACGCCAACAGATGACCGAAACTTGTCGGTCACGCTAGAAGCCTTTTTTAAGCCGCTTTCGTAGGCGCTACCATCGAGGCCCAGCTTGGCGATGAGTGAGAAAATGGCCATTTGTTAGTTCCTTACTGTCTCGCGTTCTTGACCCAGGCGCCAGAGCGCATCGTTCTTATCGTTCCAGAGTTCAACGTGACCATGCATTTCGGCGTTGGTCAGGAAGAACCTTTCGGCGTCGGTCACCGGCATATTAAGCACCGTCTGCTCGGTGAATCCAATGTCGACCAGGCCAACCAGTAGTCTCTCGGGCCAAGGCATGGCCGCCTCTCTAGATCCTGCACCAGGCTGCCTGAGAACCTCCGGGCAGTCGGACTTGTCGCCGATCCACTCGTTGACCACCTGGCATTCCTTCACTAGATCGGCCTGGCTGACCTTGTGGCGCATTATTCTGAGTGGAACCCATCGGAACACCGAGGCCATGGCCTTGACCGACTCCTGGGCGGATTGGCTGCACACGACAACAGCCTCGACCAGATCGTTGGCAGTAGCCTGACCTCCGGTGACAAATGGGGATCCTAACCGATGCAGCAGGATGGCGTGGCCTACAGTAAAGGGCACGAGCCGGAGCCCCATCACAATCGGACAGGGCTTGGCTGTTGCGCTTAGGATGGCGGCCAGGCTGCTCACACGTTCAGGGCGACAGCGGCAGCGGTGGTCAGGTTCTTAAATTTCTTCACGGTGATCGAGACTGTCGCCTTGCCGCTCTGGGTCATCTTTACCGATCCGCCGCCGGCATAGATGAACCGGCCGGTGTTCAGGATGTCGGATGTGCCCATCATCTTAATCACTGGGGCGCCAGTAATTCCCACCGTTCCATTGACCGGAGCGAGCGAGCAGAAGGCTAGGGCGGCGGTTGCATTGGCTCCGGATGGAATCAGGTTCAGGTTCAGCGTCACCCGCTCGTTGTAGCCGATGTGACTGACCACCTCGCCGCCGGAATTACGAACCTCCTCGGTGTCGGCTTCGTGAGTAAGGTCGTAGCTTTCTATCGACGCCAGGGCGGTGAAAACTGCGGTTGAGTTATCGGTGTCGAACATGGTTACCGAAGCCGGTGAACCAAATTGGTATGCGAGTCCTTGTGAATTAGCCATGCGTGTGTGTGGTTAGATGGTTGCCGAACAATAGAGGGTGAAGGTCCTAGTGAACGTCCTGGACCGATTAGAGATTGATGAGCCACCAAAGTCGAGAGGGGCTGCAAATTGCGCCGTAAACGGGCCGCTGGCGTCGTTTGATGGCGCATCAAGGGCAGAGGCCCCGGCGTCATCAAAGAGCGGCAGGATCCGATTGTCGAGCACCTGGACGGTGGTCAGCATTGCCGACTCGTTGGTGTCGTCGGCAGATAGCTGGAGCTCGACAGCGATCTCGACCTCACAGGTCAGGTCGGTGCGTTGGACAGGTCGCGCGGAGTTGGTCGAGACCACCAGGCGTGGGAAGTTGGGCATGACGTCCTGCTCGTCTGGGTCGTCATAGAGGCCGCGGCTGTAGGACGTGAGGCAGGTGGGCGTGCCGGCGCCGGATGTCGACCAGTCGGCGGCAGCCAGGTAGTCAGCGACTGCAAGTTCAGCTCGTAAGGCGGCGGCGTTCATCTGATTGAGATTCCGTTGTCTTCGAGAACCTTACCGTTGGCCAGGAGGGCCTCGGTCATGTGGTTGACCATCTCGGTTGTCTCGTCGTCCATGGCTTTCTGCATGGCCTGGTTGTAGATCTCAGATACTCGGTTGTACTGATTATCTGATATTCCTGTCCTCATAGAAACAAATGCGTGTGGATTCCACCCAGGAACCGCCTGCACACCGTGGGCAACGGTTCCTTTATGGATGCCTACATTTTCCTGAGGAAGACCATATTGATTGGCCAATGAAACCAAAGCCGCGTTTGTTTTCTTTGGCGCTTTGTAGCTGGCAGGTTTAGAAAGCGGTTTCCATTTAGGACTTTGAAATTGAGTGAATCCTCGATTGTAGATTCTGATGGATTTCACCACCGCGGACCTCAGGTATCCAACCGATGCGATGGATTTCTTCATCAGCGCCGAGGCTGCTGCCTTCATTCTTTTTCCGTAAAGACCCTGGCCTCCGTTTAGGTTTGCTGTTGGGTTTTTAGCGGCTTTTGCCTGAACGATCAGATGGACTCTTCTAAGGATTCTTGAGGTTCCGATGCGCTTACCAGTCTTCTTGGATTTTCTGTTTAGGTTGCCGGCAGATGCCCCGAGGTAGTCGGCTATCCTCCGGCGCTCCTGGCCCGGGCTCTTGGGCGGCACCAGGACGAACAGTCGCACCATCAGGTAAAAAAACCGGCTGTTGATGGCCTTGTGAAGATCGCGGCTCGTCGTCAGTAGATACTGCTTCATGGCAGCATCGAACTTGCTGGAGTCGACCGTCATGTTGACGACAGGCCTCACTTGGTTTTAGCCCCCAGTTCCAGATTGTAGTAGGCGCCGGAGGCATCCACACGGCAGGACAGGATGCGGAGCGTGCGGCCTTGATAGACGAGAGTCCTACCGACCACAGGCTTCGGCCTGCAGAAGGTTAGAGCGATGCGGTCGGTGTTCTCCTGGAGGATGAACAGGCCGTCCTCCTTGAGTAGCCTGGAGAACGTCGTCCCCTGGTCGAGCGTGTAGAGCGTCGAATCCATCGAGACCAGTGTGCTGTCGCAGGTCTTCCAGTCGGAGAACATGACTAGGATCCGGGAGGTCACGTTATCCTGGAACCCACCGGAGATCGGGGTGTTGGCATCGGTGACCGCAGCCGGGATGCACCGGATCGATGTCCCCTCCCAGATGAACATTGGCGCCCCCAGCATCTGCTGGAGGACCGCCATGCCCTGCTGGAGACTGGATCCGATGGTGGTCATCAGGTGGTAAAATAAGTGCCGGAGACTATCAGGCGGCTGGTGGCTTGGAGATGGGGGGCCAGACTGGTGGCGCTCCCTGTCTCGAAGTGCCATAGCTCTAGGTAGCTGGTGCCGGCGATTAACCGAGCGATGATGGAGGTCTTAGCCTGGTTGGTTGCGTCGGTCAGCCACACCGCGGCGGCTGCCTCGTAGGTCACGGCGTCGGGCAGCGACAGCCGGAGGTTGCCTGTGGCGGATCCGGTCACCGAGTTGACGGTGACGTCCGCGGTGAAGGTGGTCACGAAGCCGATGGACGTGTGCCGGGCCGTGTTGGTGGTGATGTTGAAGGTGCGGCCACCGCCGGAGTCCGTCAGTGTGGGCACCCAGGTGCTCGGTGCAACCAACGGCACCGCGGCATACAGCTCGTCGAAATTGTCGTTAATCTTCTCACCGGCGCCACGGAGGGTGTCCCCGGTGTTGTCGTTGGCAATGGTGCCGATATTGATCGTTTGCTGGGCCATGATTTTATTCCTTAGGGAGAGCGTACCAACCTTCTGCGAGCGTTATACGGTTCTTGGAGAGGACATGAACACCGTCTGCACCTTTGACCCAGACTCGCGCCTTAACGCTCTCAGCCAGGCGCACAGGCTCTCCGTGGGGCACATATACCACACGGGTTGAGCAGCCACAGCTAGAGGCCAGACTTATCAACGCGATCCAGCAGCTTTTGTTTAAGCTCAGGGTCTGGTTTGGCATCTTCGGCTGTTGGTTCAGTTTTAGCCAGGCCGGTCAGCCATTTAAGAATAGCTGTCACGATCTGCTCGACCACATTCATTCCGGCTTCTTGTCGGCATCCTTAGCCCAGATCAGGCCGATGCCGGCGGTCACCGCGGCAATGGTGGTAGTCAGGTCGAGGTTGGTTGTCGGGTCGTTATCGAAGACAGCCTTCAAGGCTCCTCCAACAGCAACGAGAATGGCACCGAGACCAGCAAGAGTGGTTTTCGTGTTTTTCATTTGGAGCGGAATAATCGAAATGCAGCGTAGATGGCGCAGGCTAATCCAATCAGCGCGGTGATAAGCTGAACCCAGTCGGTAAGCCACGGAATAAACGAAACAGCGGTAGCACCTGCTGCTGCTGCTAGGGAGAGACCGGGGCTAGTGCTGCTGTTCGTTGGTTCCATTACTCGGGCTTAGATTGAGATGCTTTGACTGCTGCTTCGAGGGTTTCCACTAGCGGAATTCCAACCTTCATGTTGTTGACGTTGCCGGCCTTCATTCCAA